GGTAAATGATCTCATAACATCTTTAGGATGTCTTCCTTGAGTATATAGAACTACTTCTTTATCATTAGGATCATAATAAGCTGTTCTTCCGAAAAACTGTTCTGATTCAGCTAAATCTTTTTTAATCTTAACTTCTGGTAAAGGTTGTATATTCATTCCTTCATCAATCATATATTCTAATATAGAAGCCATATAAGGTGTAAAATCAAAGTTTCTATTATCCTGAGGGTTAGTTAAACCAACTCTAATGTGATCTTGTTCGAATGTAACTTTTACATCACCTGATTCTACTTGGTTTCTTATACTATTATATAAAGTGATAAGTTTATGTCTATCTTCAGATTTAACTGCAGAGCGAGGAGCTATTGGAGTACCGGAGCTTCCTTCTGTGATATCTTCGCTAAACCATGCTTCGAAAAGATCATCCATTTTATCTTTCATTACTTCAGATATAATACTTTTTTTCAACATGTTTATTATTTTTAATATATCCTCTCTACTTAACTCTCTAGGAAAAAAATCTCTTACCTCATCTAGATTACCAGATAATAACGCTTTTCTAAAATCTGTTGCTCTTATTTTATCCTTAGCACCTGAAATGATTAAACCCTCAACGTTAGTTCTATTTTTAAATATAGTTATACGTTTAAGGTCTGCGAAGTCTTCCTCAGATCTTATTCCAGTTACTGCATAAAAATGTTCATCTGTATTAGTTTTTGCATATTCATTTGCAGCCTTCATAGGATTTTTCTCTCCTAATATTACTTCTAAACCTGGTAAATGTTTACTATAAATATCCCATACTGCTTTTGACTCTTTAGGAGTTATACCATTACGTTCTCCGCCTCCAATAAATACTACTACCTTTCTTATTGGTTCCACACTATTATCCTCTTCGCTAAGAGCGTCTACTCCAATATCTTTAAAGTTAGATATATCATATACCTTACCTTTATGAGAACCGTTTAAAAGTCTTTTTACAACTTCAAAATGTCCTCTATGAGGTGGTTTGTAGGCTCCTGGGTATAGTGCTGTTGCCATTAAGATAAGAAGTTTTGTATTTTACTATCAATCTCTGCAGGTGTAGAATGTACTAGCTTTTCTTGAAAAAGAGGATCGTAAAGATCAGCTGCTATACTATCTAAAGTGTTTACATTTCTTGTAGCAGCATTTTCTTTTTCTCTACGGTGGGAGGCAAGTTTCTTTTCCATTTTTTCTTCTCCTGGCCCTACTCCTTTTTTATTATACCAGTCACTAAAGTATTTTTTAAGTGCTCTATCTTCGCTATAATCTTCTGTATTGTAATCTATATTTCTAACAGCTTTAAAAAACTCTTGCTCTACTTGCTTAGAAAGTTGTATTGGATCTCTAAACGTAGAACCTGTTTCAAGTTCAAGTTTGTCTGTAAGTTTTTGTAAGTAATCAGATATACCATCTGCACCATTTTTTGCTGCAGTATCAAACTCTTTAATGTATTGGTCAAAATCTCCTCCTCTATCGTTAATAAAAATAGAAAGATTACCTTTTAACATTTTATTATAGTCTTCTATAAGTTTGTAAACATTGTTCCAAGTTGAGAAAACGGCAGAAGAAGGAACTCTTCTTATACGTTTAGCATTAGAAATAAAGGCTATCACTGGATGAGTATATACCATTACCATATAAACATCGTACCCTTTATCTAAGAATTGTTTTACCTTAGCTGGATTTGATGCTGTTGTGTCCCAAACAAAGCTAGTTTTGTCGTCTCCCAGTGCCTCTGCTTCCTTGTTGGCTAGAGCTACCCCTGGACTGAGTTTGTTGTATGCGGGACTGTCCGGATCCTCCACGTATTTGTCTGGGTTGACTAGGTGGAGAGATCCTAGGTCTAGTTGGCTGAGTAGGTACGACTTGCCTGTTCCTGCTCCTCCCGCCATTACTACGAGTTTGGGTCGGTTGCGTTTCTCTAGGATTAGTGTTGATAGTTTCATTTCGTCTTCCTTGGTTTATTCTTATTCTTGGTGCTGCTGGTTTTGGTTTAGGAAAAACTTTTGGTTTAACAGGTACATTATACCTCCTATAGCCATTATTCCAATAGCGATGATTGTTGTTCCACCAGTAGTTATTCCATCCCCAGTTATAAGGGTAGTTCCAGTTGTTCCAGTAGAAGCCATTATTGTAGTTAAATCTGACATTGTTGTTATTATTTCTGTCATTAATAAAATCCCTATAAGGTACTGAAATGGTATCACCAGCTTTAGTTATAGCTAGTATGCTTTTTATTTCATAACCTTTATTAGTCTGCAGGGTATAACTCCCGCAACTATATAAAGATAGTAAAAATAAAACAAATATCCAACTTTTCCTCATAGTTTTATTGTACTAGGGTAACTATTATAAATAGGTTCAGTATTAGGGTTCTCTAATGAATAGAGCTTGTATATCATTTTAAAGAGTTCAAAATTCTCTTTTATATTATCTATAACTTTTACTTGCCAACCTTTACCTTGGTAAGTACCTTTCTTTTTAGAAGCTGATCTGGTATGAGCTTTTAACCAAATAATACCGGTACGTTGTATTTTTATACCTTTAGACTCCTCTAATCCTTTAGCATAAGAAGCTAACTGAAGGTCATAAGATTTATGAAGAGAGTTAGAAGTCTTGATATCTAGTAACCATACTTCTCCATCCATTTTTACTACTAAGTCAGCAGTACCTGCATACTTATGTTCATCTGACCATACAAAGTCTTCAGCTGATATAAGTTCAGGTTTATGGGTTTTCCAAAAATCAGCAAACCTTAAGATCATCTCCCATACTATTTGAGAGTACTTAGCATTACCGTAGTTATCCATCCATGAGATTTCTTCTCCTAGTACAAGTTTCTCAGCTGCTTCATGTACTTGTGTACCTTGTTTACCTGCTCTACGCATAATAAGATCGGCGTTATGCCCAACGTCTTTCATCCATGATTCGAAAAACTTATTCTTGGGCATGTATTGGAGTATAGTGGTTACGGACGGGTAATATACTCCTTCGCCTCTCTTATAGACTCTCCTATCTAGAAAGTTTATTTGTTTAAGTTCTGGATTAAAATCCAGTCTTTTCTTCTCGTTTTGTTCGAGAATATTCATACCTTGTTTTATCATAGGTCTAGTTTGTGCATCATTATACCACTAAGGTCTAACTCTTCTGCAGATTGAATATGTTGAGTAAAAGCTTTAAAGCCCATTTCTGATGGGTCTTTATCAGGTAAGTTTACCAGGAATACTCTTTTACCTTGGTTTAAAAATTTCTCTCCTATTTCGAGAGCTTTATCTCTTGCATCTGTATCTAATGCAATATAAATGTCTTTTACGGTACTTGTAATGATTTTTTTATAAAGTGAAGTAGAGATACTCTTACCTAGTATAGGTATAGCATTTCTACGAATAGCCATAGCATCGAAAACTCCTTCACATAGAATAATAGGTTGATTCCAGTTAATGAGGTTTTCGAAAAATATTATGTCTTTGGAAGCTTCGGGATTTTTGTACTTAAAATAGTTTCCATCATAAGTTCGTGCAACAAAAAAGTTGAGTTGATTGGATTGAGAATAACTTGGGATAATAACTCGTCCTCCATATTCTCCAGTTGTTGTGTATCCAATACTGTATTTAATAAAATCATTATCGTTAAGTCCTCTCTCATATAAATACTTTTTAACTATGTTTGCAACAACCGAAGTACTAGAAGCTAAGTGTAGCGGTTGGTACTCTTTCGGGAGTTCTATTATAGATAGACCGTTATATTCTGTAAATGTACCTTTAGGTAGGTACTTCAAAATAGTAGCTGCTATATCTTTAGGAGTCTGTAACTGTCTAAGTAAAGAACGTATTGATTGGCCACGGGTTTGACATACCCAACATTCCCAGAAGTTCTTACCTTCTTCGTTAGTTGACATATTAATCTCTAACTTAGGTTTGTGATGATTGCAAAAAGGACAATGGAAAGCATAGTTATCTCTAGCTCTCTTATGACTTTTGCCTAAAATATTTTCAATAGATCCTAAAAGGAAAGTGTAATCCATAAACCAGTCCGTATCTTAAGTAAGATAAGAACTTGATTTCTAACTAACAACTTATATTTCGTTATTCTGTAAAAGATCTCCTATCGCTGCTGATACAGCTTGATACAATAGTGTTCTGTTATCTATATCTAAGTAGTCTTCTAACTTATTAGTTATTGCTTCAGCTAACTTAACTACTTCATCTGAGGTAAGGTCAAGTTGTTCTCTAACAATAAACTTTTTATTTTCTAATATGATTTTAGATAGTTTCATATGTCAAACTCAAATTTAATGTCTGGGTAGTAATATCTATCGTCATCCTGATCGGCAAAGTTTGCTCCTCCTGTAATCTCAAAGCCTTTAGCTTGTAAGAAGTTTTTCATATTCTGATATTCGGATGGTCTAATATCTTCGCTAGTCCTCATTAGGACTTTACCCATAGCTTTATCTCCATTGGAATGTTGTATGATACTTACATTAATATCGTCACGATTGTAAGTATCTTTCATCTCATTTTCTAAATCTTGAGCTTCTGATTTAAACTTACCGTAATAATCGTCTTCTAATATAATGTTACTTAGTTTCATTTTCCTTGTCCTTTATAAGCTTTTCGATAGTTTATACTACCTTTTAACTTTGATGTTTTTGACTTAGCGTGAACGCCTGGTCTCTTTTTTTTAGTACCACCTACGTAGTTACCTAAAGTTAATCCTTTTGCCATATCTTTACAACTAAATCACCAGTTCTTTTTATTAAACGATGATATGTCTCTTTTGGTATAAATAGTTTATCTTTTGTTAATCTTTGTGGAACCTCATTATCTAACTGAAATAGCCAATCAGTATCATGAGTACATTCAACCCAACGGTCTTCTTTATCTCTATGCCATACGAATTCAAATGAGGGAGTATCCTGAGAGAACTCTCTTATTATATAACCGTCTTCCTTTTTTTGGGAATATGGTCTACCAGTAACCTGAGAAGTTTGATCCGCCACCTAGTGATTTCCAATAACGGCCTATATTACAAGACCAATAACCTGCTTTTGTTTTATCTTTCTTTGTTGAACACTTATGACGAGCTGCGAAAGATGCTCTAGCTCCTCTTTGTTTCAACTTAACTGATAATCCAGTATCACCAAATGATACCTTTTTAACGTTACCTTTCTTTGACTTAACATAAACGTAGAACTTTTTAGATCCTCCACGCTTTGGTTTATTAAGTGCTACTTTTTTTCCTTGGTACTCTGCTTCATTCATATAATCAACTGAAGCTTTTAGCATATCAAAGCCTGAGTAATCAAAAGTTTCGTTTTGAATCTCTACAGCTTTTCTAAAGTTCTCCATATTAATAGTACCGCCGATTGATTCGACAAGCTCTTTGACTAGATCGTAATCGATCATTTCGTCTATACTCATAGCTTCGTCAATCGTATCCTCGTTTTCGATCATTTCATCAATCATGCAGCCTATTTCAAATAGTGGATTTGCTTTTCCTGCTGATACCATTGGTAAGTCTAAAGGAACTTTCATTCCATTGTAATCTCCGTACTCTCCTATATCAGTTGTCTCTAGAAGCTTTTCGTCCTCTTCGTTTAACGTAATATAACCGTCTCTCCAAGCGTCTCTTGCTTCAGCAAATAGTTGTATAAAGGCTTCAGAGTTATAACGGTAGACATTCTCATGTAAGGTTAGACCATTATCTAAATGATACTGTAGAGATGGAAATCCAATAAGTTCTTTTATTCTAATCATTGTTAAAATCTTTTCTATAAAACTTTCCTAAGATGTTATCATTTATATACTGATGACTATATGTCTCAAGGACGTCATTTATAAATAGGTGTTTACACTCATAATATGTTAATAGCTTCTTATTAGGAACAAAATCTAATATTCTTTTTTCAAAATCAGCTCTTAAGTCTTTAGAGTCCTTAACGAGTTGTTTTATTTTAGGATGTGAACCGTAATAGTCTTTCCAATCAGACTCGGTCACTACCTTTTGTTTAAGTGGGGTACGTCCTCCAATTCCTTTTGCTTTTCTTTCTTCACGTAGAGCTTCTAATGCTCTTTTTCCTAACTTCTTATTTCTTTCGAATCGCAATACTTTCTTTCCGAGGTACTTCAAGCCAGAGGGTTTATGAAAAACCTCATAAATAAAGCCGTAAGTTCCTTCTGGAAAGTCTGTTATATCGTTGAAGATCCTACCCTGGTACGTCCAGGAAGGTAGTGTCATATCCATATTAGTTGGTTTCTGTCGCTAGAGCTTTGACTTCAGCTCATCTATTTGCAACTGCTGCTCTTTTACAGCTTGTATCAATAACGCGACTATTTTATCATAACGTACTGCTTTGTAGCCATTACTCCTGTCGACTACTACCTCTGGCAGCACTTTTTCGATCTCTTGAGCAATAACACCAATATCGTGACCGCTATGCTCAGAATCACTATTCCAATCAAACTCATATCCTCCTATTTGATCTATTTTATCTAATGCACTTCCTATTACGGATACATTATCTTTTAATCTACTATCAGATGAATAATATGCTGTAATATCTCCTGTAGCAGTTATGCTTCCGTCTATATTAATACTACCGCTTCCGCTAATATTATAAGTGTTAATATCTAATGTACCTCCTAGTTGTGGTGAAGTATCTGATACTATATCGGTTATTCCAGATCCTGTAGAAGCTAAACCAAATGCTGTATGGGAACCACTTATTACTCCGAAGAATGAATGTTGATCTGCGTTGTAGTAAAAGTCTCCATTTGCAATAGTTAAACTTCCTGTGTCAGTATTATTAAAAGAGTTGACTCTAAATAGTGCATCTTTTACTTGTACTACATTTGAAGCACTCAGTATAATATTATTAGCAGAAGTTAAAGTAGGGGTCCCAACTCCATTGATAGCAGTAAACTGAGTTGCTGTTACAGAGCCTGTTACGTTAACTGAACCTGTAATATTATGTGTGTTAGATTGTAAAGTACCTACATTAATGTTATCTAAAATAGTTAACGACCCTGAAAGGGTATCAGTAGTATTCATTAAGTACGTAGAAGCAGCAGAAGAACTTAATGCTGTTATTTCTGTAGCTACTGATGCTGATGTTGCTATCTCTTGCCATGCTCCTGCATGTGCAAACCAAGCTTTTCCTTCAGCATGTGTATGAGCAAACATACCGTGATAGGTTCCAGGATTAGGAAGTGAGGCTACATTGTCGAAATGGAATCTTATCTTGCTACTTTGACCTAGGGAATCGATAGTACCAGTTACACTTACATCACCATTCACTGAAGTGCTACCTGATTGGTTTAAACTACCAGATAAGACATAGGTGCCTGTTTGAGTAAGATTACCGTTTAATGTAGTATTACCTATAGTTGTTTGATTACCAGTTAGTGTATTATCCCCCAGTTGTGTAGCTGATCCTGTTAATCTATGGCTTCCGTTTATTAATACTCTTCCAATAAAATCATGTGAATCGTCAGCTGTATCACCAAACTTGTTTGATCCTGATGAATAAGAGATAGATGATGATACTAAAGATACATTATACTGTTGTGCAGTTAATATACCGTTAACAAGCATATCCCCTTGTACGTCTACGTCTCCTAAATGTTTATAGGTACCTGTAACGTATAGTATACTTGAAGTATAATCAAACTTAAAATCTTTAGATGCAGTAACAAACTCTCCTGACCCAGAAGGTCCATTACCTTCTTTAAGTTGAATATATCCATCACTACCAATCGATCTTGGCATAGGAAGTCTAACTGGTTCAGCTAAACTTTGAGACTTATGCAACTCTAGAATATTTCCATCTACAGAAGCAGAGTAGAAAAACTCTCTAAAGTTTAAATCTAACTCATCATGAGTTAATGCTGATCCTTTTGTTCCTCTAAACGTTAATGCCATTACTTATTCTTTTTTAGTTCTTCAACTTCGGCTTTTAACTCTTTTACTGCTTCAATCAATACACCTACGATGTTACCGTAGCTTACAGAAAGATAGCCTTTATTATCTTCAGTAACAACTTCTGGAAGAACTTTTTGTATTTCTTGTGCTATTACTCCTATGTCTTTTTTACCTCCCATATCAAAAGTCACTCCTCTAAGTTCAGAAACTTTTTCTAATGCACCATCGATAGGTTGTATATTTTCTTTTAATCTTTCGTCTGAGATCTGATTGAAAGAACCAATAGCTCCTACACTACCTGATATAGTAAGTTTGTAGGTTAATGGTAAGTCAGTAGTCTCGTTAACGTTAATACCTATACTACCACTAGGATCTACAATGAATCCTTTTTGAGTAGTAATAGAGCTGCTTCCTGTATAGAAAGCTATTCTTTTATCTGCACCAGGATTTAATCCCTTTAGTAAAGAGACCTGATGAGAAGTATTTGTTACTGGAACATCTGAACTACCTGTATAGTGTAAGTTTAGTACTGTTCCGTTATTTGAAACTGAGCTTGAATAAAAGAAGTTACCAAGATTGGTATCCATCTCACCATAAGTTAATGCTTGTCCTTTATTTGCTCTAAATGTTATTGCCATTATAAATCTATTTTAACGACTAATGTCATATCTGTGTTAACCGGTTTAGGTACAGGTCTTCCTGTTTTTGCTACTGCTACAAGTTGATTTGCATCGTTATACAAACCTACTGTAGTAATATAAGGAGAAAAAGCACTACCTGTAACATATGGTGCTATTACTCCGTCTGAACCTGTAACTGCTGAAGGGTTGTATGTAAAGTTCATTTCTGAATCTTTAACCTTACAGTGTACATTATATGTATAAATAGGTTGGTTTGATTTCCATCTCAACTTATGTCTACTATAAGTACTTAAATATCTTGCAGTGTCTGGATCTGTAATAATAGCTAATCCTTGATTATAAATAATATCACCTACTATTTTTTTAGGATTAGTATAACTCTTTTCTGAACCACTGTAGATTAAGTTTCCGTCACCATCATCTATAAGCTCTAATCTTTGTTGGTCTTGATTAATATCTACATATTGAGTTGCTGTTTCGTCTACATAGTTACTTTCTGATACTATATAATCGACTGTATTGATAGGATTACTATCGTACCAGTAACCAACTCTTTCAATATAATCATTTAATCCGTCTTCTTTTCTCCCCATATAGTCTCCAGCAATATAGGCATCTGCATCGCTTTTCAAAGGAGTTATAGTAACTGTATTAGGTTCTATATGAGTACCAAATACATTCTTACCGAACGATATTACTCCTACTTCAGATTGTAAATGTCTTGAACCACTATACGTTAAACTAGTTTGTAAAGATAAGTCTCTTGAACCAGAGAATAATCCATCGCCTACTCTGTCGGCATAGAAGTTATGATTAACACTATTAAATACTAATGATTCATATCTACCGTTACGTAGATCAAGTGGGTAGAAAAAACCTGGAATAGCTGAACCTGAAAAACCTCTTAACGTTTCAATATCATAACTATCCAGACTACTTGTAACCTCCCATTGTTTTTTGGCTACATAGTCAGATACAAATACATCTTGACGATTTAGTTTTTTGTAGGTGCTCATTCATTAATAATCAAGCTTGATTCTAACGAGTGCTTCTTTTGTAAAGTCTTTTAATAAAGGTCTAGAAAGTTTAGCTACTGCAAGCAAGTCGTTATTATCGTTATATAATCCTACAGTCGTAATAAAAGACTGAGGTGAGTTTATCATTACGTTGTGACGTATTTCTCCTGAACCAGTAATGAGGGAAGGGTTAGTTGAGTAGTTAAACTCAGCATTTCTTGCTCTTACAAATATAAAGTTAGAGGAAATAGTCTCTTCAGATTGTAATCTAAACTTAGGCTCTCTTGCAAGTATGTCGTAAAATCTTCTTGTGTTTTGTGCTGAGGCAGGATTATTCTGTCTGTTGATTTGCATTCCTAATCCACCGTGATTTAATGGTGCATCTAAAGCAACTCCATTGATTAAGATTACTCCGATGTCCGGTAAGAACTTACCGTATGAACCAGAACCATTTGTAAATCCATCTGAGTTGATTGCTCCTGGGGAAATATTTCCTACTGAACCGCTTATTAGTTCATATACTCGACCTGAATCAGAAAATGTAGTAGTAGTAATAAGTTTACTATTATCAGTCAATCTAACTGAACCGTTACTACCTGATAGGTTTAAAATAAGATCTAACGAACCAGGTAAAAGTTTCTCTCTATACCTTGCTCTATCTACTGAGATTACATAAAAGTATTCAGATTTTTGAGTACCAAAAGTAAAATCTGCTTCTTCGTCTCCTAGTACTAAGTTTCTATACTGACCGAATAATACTGCTGATGGAGATTTACCAGGTACATTTACATTAAAGTTTAATGAACCTGAGCCTTTCTTATCTGCATACCCTATAGCGTATTGAACTCTTGCGTTTGCTAAATCAGAACCTGTTTGGTATATGTTGTAATAGTAATCTCCTGATACACCACCAATCTGAGTTGATGAAGTATAGAAGCTATCGAGGTTAACAAGATCACCAGTCCATACTGGAGCCGTTACCGACTCGGCACTTATTACAATATCTTCTGTATCAAATCTTTTATATGACATTGTTAGTTGGTTTTAGTGATTGTTACTGGTACGGTTATCCTTGCTCCTGAATCTCTTCCTACTACTGTAATAGTAGTCTGTAATCTGTTTCTGGTTCCAAATAATGTATTAACTGTAGTTGCAGTTAAGTTTACTGAGGTTCCGATTACTGTTCTAGAAACGTTTGTACCTAATGTTGTTGTTGAGTTAAGCTTTTCAGCTTCTTCTGTGTTTACTCCTACACCTGTATATGAGTTAAGTACTCTTGCATCTGCTATAATAGCTGTATACCCATTAGCTTCAAATGTTGAAGTAGCCCCTTGGTAGTTAAGAGTCTGTGGTGAAATAGCTAATGAAGCTCCTTGCTTAAGTGTAACTGAAGAGTAACCTATATCTAGGATTGGAAGTTTTGAAGTACCTCTAGGTAGAGTAGTGAGCTTATACTTCATGATTTGTGTTTCATCAGGAAATGCTTCTAATAGTGGCATGTTTTCGATTGCTTCGCCATAGAGTGCTGAACCTGATGGATGTACGGGATTATAAAGTGTATAATCTATTTCATCATCCGATAAGGCAAACTGAGTAATTTTAAATGAACCGTCGCCTCTTGCTAAAAGCTCTCTACCTTTTTTAGTCAGGATGGCATCCACGGTTATTATCGAATTATTTAAGTATCCCATTTTTGTTTATGTTTATATATAAATATGTTAGTATTTCATTTATGTCACTGCGATAACTCCTCCGAGCTCGTTAGTTGTGTATATTTCACCTTTATCTACAGAGTAGATCTTACTATTTACTGATCTAACAAATCTTGTTCCGTCTTCTGTTTGTAAAAAGCTACTTGATACAGGAAAGTTAGTATATGTTTTATTTGGGTGAGCACCTGCTAATATAGTATCAAAGAATATAGTTTCTACTGTTCTATCAGAAAGTTGTATTGCTTTTATAGTAACATCAGTTGAATCGTTAGGATGTATACTTCCTTTGAACTCTTTTAAAGCTAATGCAGGATCATTACCAGGTATACCTCTTAGTATAACTTTTTCTTCAAATATATCTTCATTAAACTCATAAAAGTTTCCTGCTTTTGATGTTCTAGTACCTTCATACCTACTTGAAACGATTCCTATTTTAGTATAAGAACAGTTTTGTAGTTCTGCACGTTCGGCAGATTGAGAGATAATAGCATTATAGTTAGAGGGTAGATCAGCAGAACCTGATAATGCAGTCATTCTATCTACTATCCTATGAGTATCACTTAACTTACTTGTTGCTGAGTTACTTAATAATACGTTATAGTCGTTATTAATAAACGATACAGATACATAAGGAACGAATACAAACTCAGAGTTAAATACTTCTGGGTTATCATCAAAGTCTAATGTGGTAGGTAAGGAGTTAATAACAAAGTCAGCAAGAGAGAAAAAATAATATCCATTTCTTTTCTGTCTTCCTAATACCTTACTCTTAACAAGAATACCATCCTGTACTTTAAATCTAAACTCGTTTACTTCTTTAAGTGCTGGTTCTATATACTTCTCGTTTTTACTTGTAAACGGTATAGAGATGCCTTTTACTGTATAAGGAGGAAAAGATTCTACATTAGGATATGAACCGGATACACTGCTACTTACTAATAGGTTAGCGTTACCAGTACCCCAGCCATTTGGATTTGCTTTTATAAACTCTTGTAATGTCATTTTTTAGCTAAATCTTGCGTAATAGTTAGAACCAGATTCGTTTTGAGTACTATAATAAATATTCAATAAAGAACTAGTTGTTATTAAATGTGTGTCTCCTGATGAAGTTGGGTTAGTATACCAACCATCAAATGTACCTCCTGGATAATATGCTGATGTTCCTTGAACTGTAAAGAACGCATATGTGTTATAATCATGAGTAAATGTAAATGATCCGCTGGTTTGTGATACCGTATTCGGATAAGTCTTTTCTATAAACCCATCTTCTGATCCAGTTGCATAAATATTAAATACATCTCCTAAGTATGAAGCTATTAAAGTAATATTACAAGATGCAGGTATAGGTTCAGATAGATTAAAGTAAGTAATGTCAAACTTTATTATTGGTTGAGCAGTTTTCTTAAATGGATTACCTCTGTTTATATCTGGTGTGGTAGATATAACTTTTAAGTTAGAACCAGAAAACTCTCCATCTATCTTATGTCTCTCATCATCTATACTTCTTGATACAGGACCTACTGCTCCTTTAAGTATGTAGTTATAGTTAGTAGTTGAACCACTTACAAACGCTCCTGCATTACTACCTGTTATATCAGAAACATCTATAGAACTTGTATATTGTTTTTCTTCCCAACTTACTTCAACTTGTTTAGCTTTACTTCTATTAAGTGAGTGAGGCTGTATTATTATACCTGTATTTACGTTAGATCTAGCAGGTACAAAGTCTTTGATCATTCTAAATAAAGAGTTATCAAAATACTTTATAATATGTACAAATGCTTTAGGATCGGCAAAGAAATCATCTCCTTCCCAAAAACTATCCCAATCTTTCCAGAGTATAACTAAATCTTCCCACGATGGAGTATCATGAGTTATCATAGCTGATATTCTGTTTAACTTATCGTAAGATGTATTATATTTATCACCTGGGTCACCGATAAAGTTGTCTATATCAAATGAACTTGTTAAATGTAATCTAACAAAGTTCTCAGCTATATCATTATAGTTGAATCCTACTTCAACAGTATGAATATCATCTGAATATTTTTCTCGTTCTGAAACTACTGAGGTATATCTTGATAAGGTACTTCCTGTGGTAAAGCTACCTGTTAAGTCTAATCTTATTTTATCTAATGAAGATGTAGTATGTGAATATGGACCTAAATATCTTGAACGGTCTATTTCTGCTCCACCAAACTGTCTTATCTGTAATAAAGAAGATGGTATACCGAAACAGTTTATAAGAGCTCTTAATCCTCTTTCTGTACCCTTAGCTTTAGTAAGGAGAGGTAAGTTATGATATATTCTTTTATATACTTCTTTTTGATAGTTATCTACTCCTACAGGTTGAAGCTTTTCGTGATTGGAACCAGAAAGTATAGTAACTACTTCATGTATCAACTCACTACCAGTAGCAGGAGCTTCACCTACTAATAAAGAAAATAAGTTTCCTGTAGTTAGATTATTTTCGTATATTTTAACTCCAAAAGATTCTATTGCATCCTTAACTAGGTCTTTAGATAGACCAAAGTCTAACCTATTGTCAGCATCGTACTTGTCAGATACAGCTTTAAAGTATATCCATAAGTTGTCAAAGTGCTGTCCTATCATGTTAAGGAATAACATGTAAGGTTCATTGTTGGAATCTTCTCTTAAGAACATTGGAACAGTTCCATCAAGATTATCAGAGTTTGTATTGTCGTATGCTTCAGCTAATACAAGTTGGTTGCTATACCATGTAGAACCTGATGAATGACTACTAGCGTAGTTAGTAAATGGTTTTGTTGAGTTACTTTTTGGCCAAGATGTACTTCCACTTGTAAAGTATAAGTGACGATCATAATGATCAAAGTTTCTTATTATACCGTTAATAAGTCCTTCATAGTACTCAGCACTGCCACTTGCATTATTACTTATGTAACCTGAGTTTCTTATACTTCCTATAGTAGACTCATGGCTCTGTATTAAGTCTAACTTATATTTAAAGTTCCTTAATCTTTCTTCTGCAGAGGAAAAATGAATATAGTTTGAATATTCATCGTATTGAATGTTTATCTCTGCTCCTGATTTATTGAATAAAGAAAGTAGTTCATAGTTACTACCTGTTACTGGGTAACTAAATAACTCATTATAGTTAAGATATTCTGTTGGAGTAGCTGATTCAGTTTCTAACTCTACATTAAAGTTAGGACCTTTAAGTTTAGTAAACTCTAAAGGAGTACTAATAAGTTCTGCTTCTACTTCAAATCCAAATGAGTCTGCTATTATTTCTTGGACTGTAAATATTTCGTTTTTATTTAACTGTCCAGGTAATGGCTTGTATAGCTTTATTAAAAGTGCAGTACCTTTAGAAGTATTTTCTTGACTTATATTTACAGCTTTAGTTTCAATATTATTGAATCTTAAGAAGAAATCTGGTAAGTAACTACTAGTATCGACTTTACTCTTAAAGCTGTTAATAAGCGTTGAGTACTCTTTATCTGTTAGTTCATTTGTTAGAGCTCTTATCTCTGTACGGTCTGCAGAAACACTTTCAATAAAGTGAGAAATAGGTTTTTTAGTGTCAGAAAATATATCATCTGTAAAAGAATACACTAACTTTATATCTCCTGTATCGAATCCATAATGAACTATATCAGTAGAAGGGTCTACAGATAGAATAGATGAACCAGTAGTTATTGCTCCTGCTCCTGCTCCGGTTAAACTGAACCTTCTATAGTCTTTATCTTCATTTAGTAAGTCATCGTTTAAAGAAAATATTTTTAGATTAGCAGTATTTTTGTTAGAATCAAACAAAGAGTTAACTGCAAAAGTATCAACAAGTTGTTCTTGCTGGTCTTCTATCTTCCCAGTAGTTACTAATGTATCTGGGTCTATATTCTTTAATATGTATTTAAACTCTGCCACTATACGTCAGGTTGTTGTAGTTCAATAATCTCTTGATTTGCTTCTAGTAACTGCTGTCTTAACTGCGATATTTCATCCAATAGTGGTTGAATATCTTCTGTATCTTTATCGAACTCTAATAAAGCTCCGCTTGTTTTTACTAAGTATTCATGAGAATTATCTTCACCGTTAAGAGGAATCTCGTTAAAAAGGTTTTCATACTCTACAAAGAAATCCTGTACCGTAAATGTATCTTCTACAGGTTCAGGTTGACCAAAAGTTTTGAAAGATCTATCGATAACTTTATCTAAATCTTTCTTATCTAGTTGGGTTTTAGAAATCTTCAGTTCATTAGCCATGTCTAGTTACCTTGAATATATTTTTATTATCAATAACGATAGTACTATCACTAACAGTAGTCTTGACTAAAAGCCTATAGTATCTTTCTGGTTGAAAAGACTCCATGTAAACGTCAAAAAAGCTGCTTGTATTGTCTGCACTTATTCTAGTATGGTTACTAAAATCTACTATCATCTCTCCACTATATTCGTCTTTTATTCCCCAGTATGACTGTTGGGGTAGTTTGTATTCTGTTAGGTAAATAGAAGAAGTTGTAAATGTTCTTGTAGGATATTTAGGTCTTGCAGATAATCTGAATCTAATAGAATCTGTATCTGCATATTTTTCCTTATGGTTTTTTATACCAACAGTAACTATATCTGTCGATAACTCAGGAAGTGAACTATTATAACTAAAATCATCCCATTTTAACTCTAAATATGGAGGAAAAATAGTATTTGTATCAGAACCAAAGTACTGTAAGTTTATTGATGATGTAGTGTTACTTTCATAAGTAGGCGCAAGTTTTATCATTATACCAGCATTACTGTAAGAACCTGAATAATGACTGTTTACTATGTTAGTTACATCAATATTTAAATCTTGATCTAGTTTTACACTTTTAGAAACATAACATAAAGAAGATGATATATAGTCACCTCCTAGAGAGGTCCATTCATTAGCTTGTGCATCCTTGTGTTTCCAGCTACATCCTGATTGATCAAGTGGTAAATCATCTCTTTTACCGACTCCTGTAGTCCATTGTGAACTTAATGCTAAAGCATGAACTTCATAGTCTTGTGGCAGTTCTCCTGCTTCAGCTAAAGATAAATGTAAACTACCAGTCCATTGACCAGTAACTTTATTATTAAGAGTTGACTGTATCTGATTAGTGTAGAATTGTATTAATGTTCTCTGTACTCTATGAGTATCATTGACATCTTTATATGTACCTACTTCTAGTATTTCATCTAAACCAGCGTTACCGTATAGGTTACTTATGTTTGGTTCTGACCAAATAGTAGTGTCTTTTTCAGGATATATTCTATATATTGCCATTTTATAATGATGTTACTCTTCCTTCTATATCTACGTCTGGGTATTTAACTTCGAATATACATGGGTCGAATGATGGATATACAACATTTTTATTAGTTGCACCATTAACGTCGTAAGCATATTCAGAGTAGTTACCTCCTACTTTATTAAATACTTCTACCTTCTCTACAGTTTGCACACCTTTTATAGTATCTAAAAGTGTATAAGCTGGAGATAAGTTAATCGGTTGGTTTATTGACCAGTTTCTTATATCAAAATAAGATTTTAGCTTTCGATTACATTCTAATAATACATCTCTTGTTATTGCACCAGGTAGAGTTATTATTTCAAACTTTACTCCTATATTGACTACATAAGCATCTAGTATGTTTACTCCATCAGCTATCATAGTAAACTGTGATAGATATGTCTTAAGGTTCTCTTTTAGACTATATGGTGTGGGTGCTAACTTACCTTCGTTATTATATGCTAAAGTAAATAGTGAAATAGCGAGTGGATTAGTACTCAAAAGGCTATTTTGCTGGTTAGGTGGTGTAGTTTGAGTTACATATACTTTAGCTACTGTACCGAACCTAGGAGGTAGAGATAAAGCTCTTACTGCGTAGTCTTGAACTGTTACAGTACGTTGTTGTTCTGCAAAAGATCTTAAACTATTTTGTCTAAGTTCTTCAGTTGAATCTCCATCTTTTCCTCCGAAAGCTGCTGCTTTATTATTAAATCCAAGTGTTGCTTGGTAAGAGTTATCTGTAGCAGTGGATGTTGCTGTTACTATACTATTGACAGTATTAGAGGGTACATTTGCTGTAGTGCCTCCTCCTGTGATATACCTTATAGTTAATGTTGTATTAGAGGGTGCTACTCCATAAGTACTTGTAAATAAGAAGTTAGATGGGTCGTAAGCTTTGTATAACTCTCCTACCCCAGTACCGTCTGTTATACTATTATTAGTTCTAAATGGATCAGGTAGTAGAGACTCTTCGTTACTGCCAGCGATACCTGAACCGAACTGTATTTGAAGTACTCCTTTCGATGTAAATCTTGTTACAAATCGTCTAGCTACTTTAGTTACTTTTAACTTATTAGGAGCAAGGTTAGCGTCATTGGTTGTATTAGTTTCTTCTTGAAAGACTGTATCTTGTCCTAAGAAAGGAACCTCTGTCCATGTCTTACCGTCACTGTCTACTATATCTAAAACTCTTATTATATTATTATCTTCTATATTGATAGTAGCAAACTTTTCAGCTGTAGTATAAGTCTGTTGAGTAGATTGTATTTCACCTGAATATGCCTTTACTTCTTTAGATAATGTAAACTCAGCTGGTTTACCGTTTTCATCTACTGAGTATATTTTTATATCGGTAGGGTCAAAAGAACTACTAAATGTAAAATCAACAGGTTTAGTAGTTAGAAACGTAGGTTGTCCGGCTGTATCAGATCTTATCACTGAGCTTTCATTCACTTTGAGTGCTTGATCCCAGTTAGGAGTAAATCCTGCTGTTGCTGCTACGTTTTGAGATACTGTTAATGTTGTTTCTGCTGCTGAACTTACTTTGGGTTTATACCCCATCATGTAAGCTAGTGAATATAAGTTAGAAGGATTTTTAGCGTGCTGTAAGAATGTCTCTTGAATCTGTGTATCTTGATAAAAAGATAGTACATCTCCTACATATGCAGCCATTTCAATAAACATTAGACCGGGAGATGATGGACTAAAATCGTTATATGCATCAGGAAAGTAGTTCTTGGCATACTCTATGAGTTGGTTTTTAAAATCACCAAACTCTTTATTTATATATTTTATATCTCTTGTTTCTGCCATCTTAGTTAAAGTTTATTACCACTTCATCTTCTATATTAGTTTCTGATACTTGGTATTTAAGAGAAAACTGAATAGTTCCAGTTTCTGTATCTCCTATCGTTGAAATATCTACTGGTATGATTCTTGGGAAGAAAACGTTAAGGTCTTCTCTTACAAGAGCATCTACTCTTCTTATACTATCCTCATTCATATTTTCAAATAATAAGTTTTGTAACTCATTACCGAAAGTAGGATTTAAATATCTTTCACCTCTTGCTGTAAGAAAATAGTTTATTAGGTTAGTTTTTATAGCATCTCTAGTTTGATAGGTAGAGCTAAAAACTGCTTTACCTGAGAAAGGTAGTGATACTCCAACCGCTTTACGAGGTTGAAAATCTAATGGATCTATTTTTCTTATTTCTGTTGGCATTATACTCCTACTCTGTTTTTATCTTTTTTATTTGAAGCATCTAATATAGATTTTGCTTTACCAACGAAATCTAGTTTTGAAATATCGATACCTGGCATTGGACCTTTGTTTTCCATTGTCATTTGGGTAGACATCATTGATGCGAAGTTAGGTTTTTGTACACCAGATTGAGTAAAGTTAGATGCATCCTCTCCTGTCATATCTGCTTTTGTAGCATTTAACATTTCATCGAGTGTAGCACTTTTTCCTACTGACCATTTTTTTGGTTGACCTTTAGGTACCTTAGCATAAGTCTGAGATACTTGTTTAGTTGGAGTACTTGCTGCTTTAACTGCTTCAGTAAGCATTTCTTGTAACTCCTCCTTAACTGCTGCTCTTACTTCTTCTCGTATAATCTTTCTTAGTTGATCGAGTTTCATATTTATAAATAGTTTAGTTATGGAAGTTGATTATCTAATCTAAATTTTACTTCGTCTAAAAGTACATTTACATCAGAACTAAATGAAGATTGCCCTTTTAATACTGCAACTCCTTCATCTATTGTCTTAGCTACTGCAAATCGCTTTGGTGCTATTGCAGGAGAGTTAGGATCTTTTTGGATCTCTAATATATATTTTATACCGTTTGCAGCGAGATAACTGTAATCTAAATCTTTACCGTCTTTATCTTGCTTGCTATCATTAATATTGTCTAATAGTTTTTGTAGAGTTTTCTTAGTGTCCCCACTTATATTACTGTTTTGAAGTTTATTTAGTCCTTCCCCTAATGATGCTAATGCTGCTGATGGGTTATCAGTATTAAAATCTTCTTTTCTAAATCTACCATCAGTACCGGAACCTGTACCTGCTATCATACAGTTGTCTGTATTACCAGTTCTTATTTGTTCTTCGGTGCAAAGTTTTTTAGGGTTTTTTATACCATCTTCTGTTAAACTACCGTTTCCAATAAAACTAGGTCCAAGTGTAGAGAATATGAGTATACCGTCATCATCTAATAATCCTGCTTCGGAAAGTTCGTCTTCGGATATATTACCGTTATTAAGTTCGTCTTCTAACTGTTTAGATATAACACAGGATGTTATAGCATTATCAGATCTATGAACTATATCTAAAGTTGCATTCAAAGTAGTAGATGGAGCATCTAATACGCTCTCTATACTATTAATGATTTCCTCTATCTGGACTACAAACTCTCTTATCTTTACTAATAAGTCAGAATATTTTGTAGTTACCAATAATGGTAAACCAAATCCTGGTGGAACAGATTGAGGTATAGGTAAGGATGTAATAATTTTTATTATTACTTTCAATCCTTTCACTGGTGGTTTAAGCTTTTTAGGTAGTTGTTTAAACTTTGACAAACGTCTTTCTATTCCTCCTAATGCATTACTTATTCCTGCTGCTTGGTTTTGTAATCTTTTTAACTTATCACTTTCAGGACATCCACCAGCTCTTAAACTATTTGCTATATCTATAGTCTGGCTAATAGCATTAGCAGATATCTTTCCTTGCAGTTTACCAATAATCTTGGCAATACCTGCAGCCATTTTACTTTCTTTAAGATGTACGTATGCCATTACTCAGTAAATACTTTTTTAGAATGTAGTTGTGGTAGTTTATTTTTAAGTACTTTTACTAAAGGTAGTATAGCATTACCAGATGCTATAAGTTTTGCTATAGCTGCTGGAGGTGCTGGAGGTAGTTTCGCTAAAGTGTTTGATAAACTTTCTACTTGTTTAGTAAGGTCTTCTAACCAATCAGTAGATGTTTTACCTTTTAGTACTGGTTCGTGTTCTTTCTTTAATGCTGCTGCTCCTAAGTATATTTTCTTAGCATCTAACCCTACATACTCTTCTCCGTCTAATGAAATAGTTTTAGCGTTTAAACCTATTCCTTCTTTAGCTGACAGTAGAGCATGTTCGTCATAAGCATTAAAATAAAGTCTTCCAGAGTTAATGATTACTTGAGAACCTTTAAACTTATCAGCTTTTTCAGGTTCTTCTTTCCAAGCAGCTCTTTTTTCATTAGCTTGTGTTAACTCAACTGTATGATCGGAAGTTAGGTATATAGATGATTTATCTTCATTAATATCTTCTAAAATTGATTCATCTCCTGCTTCTGCTTCTTTTTGACCATTACGTATTATAGTAAGTGGTTCTCCATTATTACTATCATCTATCCAAATATTAGAATCATACTTAGTACCAGTCATTCTTATAGATTGACCATGTCTACCTTCGATTGATATATCACCTGGGAATAGTTGGAGTGGGTTTACTTTATCTGTTTCTTCGAAATGATCACCAAACTCTGCTTCGCTTTCTTGATCTTCAAACTGAATAGTGTCTGGGTAAGCATTATGGTGTGGATGGTTCCACATCGGTATTACTTGTTTCCAGTAAGGTTTTGTAGAACTAGGACCAGTACTTCTTCTTTCGGAAGGTAGTGATACTACCTCTACTATTTCATTTTTAAGAGGTACTCTCCTTATATTAACATCAGAACTAAAGGCAAATCTTAGTTGCGTATCTTCTTCTTCTTTTTTTGCTCCAGATAAAGATCTATAGAATACTCCGTTTATAGCTTGTGAACCTCCATAGTCTTCATACTTAGGATGAAATGAATCAGTTAGTACGTCTACCACACGAGCAAAGGTACTAGTAGGACCACTACCTCCACCTCCACCTGCTGCGGAAGAACCTCTACCTTGCATAAAGCCAGTACTAAACGCCATCC